AAATGTAAGAAGTACCTGGTGTTTGAAGGATATCATTAATGTAGATAAAGATATTATTAGTAATATCCATATCACTACCTGCAAGAGTCTTGAGACTTAGAATCTCGGTAGTTCCTCCAGTAGTAACAGAGAGAGTAAACTTCCTTCTATTGCTATTGAAGAATTTAGAAATATCATCAAAGAGGATGAATTGTCCAGGATAGAATCCAGAGAACTTATCATTATCAAGTTCAATAACATTAAGTCTAAATTCAGTAAGAATACCAACTCTTGGGTCTGTTACGATTCCAGCAACCGTTAGAGAGTCTTCAACTTTGTATGCAATACCCTCTTCGGTTAGATTAAACTCTCTAATGTCTCCATCAACATTAACTCGTAAATCAACAGTAGCATTAGTACCAATTCCAGTAGTACCATCAATATAGTTTAGTGGTAGATTATAATAAGGATCTGGTTCAACGAAATCTAGGAAAATTGGTTTATCTACAGAACCACCACCAGTGTAATAGAAGTTCTCTGTTGTAAGTCCCGCATTAACTCTAATGTTTGCACCATCAAATGCTTCAAGAACATCAAATCCAGAATATCCTTCTTCAATAGAAGAAGCGAGTCTCTTGCCCTTAAATGCAGTACCAATTCTATTGTAGAAGTGTTGACAAGTTGCAATACCAACGTTAGCAACGAATTCTCTGTTAGAAATAACCTTATCTACAAAAGTTCCACTTGCAGCATAATCTTCACCACTTGCAGAATTATTGTTAAATCTAGGAGCAATGATAGCACCCTGAATTGTTCCTCCACCAACATAGTAACTAGGAACAGTTGTTACTCCAACGTTAGCTTCAATGGTAGTATTGTTAATAACTCTAGTAATTTCAACCCCACCGAAATATGGATCACCATCCTTAGGATATCCATGTTGTTGTGTATTGCCATCTTTAGTGCAGGTGAATATTAACCCTTCATTTCTAAACTTAAAGTTAGTATTAGCAAGTAGACTATGGGATCCAATTGCAAGGGTCATGATACCTACAACTGAGTTGTAATCTGCACCATCTACATCATATGGAACTGCGGTAGAAGTTCCAACATTAACTGTCAATGTATTGGATGTTGTAGCAGCGATTGCCAACCTTGCATTGTGTGCTGGATCAGTTGTACGTGGATATGAATGCTCAGATGCATTCTGATCCATTGTACAGGTGTAAATTAGAGAATTTGTAGCAATACCAACACCACCTTGGACAGTTGTCAATCCATGAGCAGTATCCGTTGTAAGTACAACAACTCCTGTTGATGGATCGTATGTAGCATCAGAAACGTTTAGTCTCTGAATAGTTGTTACACCAACATTTACAGTGAAGGTATTTTGTGTTGTGGTGACAACTCCAATTTCTTCTCCGTGTACTGGATCAGTTGTACGTGGATATGTGTGGTCAGTAGCATAATTGTCCTGAGCACATCTCCAAGTCAATCCATTAGTTGCAATACCAATGGTATTTTCAGATTTTTGTAAACATCCTTGATCAGCTCTCACAAATACATGAGTGTATTCTCCACCAGCGATAATAGAACTAGTAGCAGCAGATACAAAGATATGATCTGATTGGTTAGAAGACGTTCCAACATCTAATGTGATGGTCTGTTCTGTAGTAGATGTAATCTTAACCGCAGTGTTGTAAGCTGGATCTGGTCCAGTCAGTCCAGTAGCTCTAGGATAGTAGTGATTAGTTGCATGATTATCCATGCCACAAGTAAACTTAAATCCTCTAGTCTTAAGTCTTACAGACTGTCCTTTTCTGAGGTTGTGTGCTGTTCCAAATCCAACTGTCATTAATCCAGTTATAGGATCAAAAGATCCTGAAGTTGGGGAATAGAAAGTAGTCAGACTTGTACCAACATTAATATCAAAGAAATTAGTTCCTGTTCCCACAATAGGAACCCACTTATCAGAAATTGGATCGGTTCCTCTAGGATATGTGTGTTCTGTAGCTCTTCCATCAAGATCACACTTGAATACGAGTGAGTCATCTAATAGTTTAACTCTTTCACCAACTTGCCAACCATGGTTATTATCTAAGGTTAGTCTTAGTACTCCAGTACTAGGATTATATGTGGCGAGATTTGGCGTGTAAGTTTGAACACCACTATATCCGTGATCTGGAGAAGTAATTACAAGATCACCTGTTGATGGAACATAAGTTGCGGTTGTAATTGCATTAGTTACTTGTGTTGTTACCCCAACTTGTAAAGTAATGGTATTTGCACTAGTAGATCCAATACCCAAAACTGCATTATGAGCAGGATCATCCATACGAGGATAAGCATGTTTAGTGGCATGATTATCTCTAGCACAAGTAAACGTATAAGAACCAGTTCCTACACCAACAGTGTATGCAGCTTTCTTAAGTCCGTTTGTAGTTGCAGATTGGAAGATATGATTACTTGTAGTACCAACACCAACAAATACTGAGAATGTGTTGACACCTACATGATAAACAGGCAACCACTTGTTTCTATATGAATCGGAAGGTCTAGGATATGCATGATTGCTACCATAATTGTCCTTGTCACAAGTAAATGTGATTGATCCATCATCAAACTTGACATACTCACCGTTCAAGAAACCATGATTAGGAACGGTAACCTCAAGTACACCAGCCGATGCGTTATAAGTTGCAGTTGTAATTGTGTGTCCAGACTGTGCATAATAACTATGTCCAACACCAACAGTAACAACCATTTCTCCAGTAGAAGGATCATATGTTGCACCAGTTGCTTGACGAACTGCATATGTCGATACACCAACCCTGACTGACAGAGTATCAGCAGTTACACTGGTAATTCCCAACTCAGCATTATGAGCAGGGTCAGTAGTACGTGGATAGTCGTGGACAGTTGCGTATCCGTCCTTAGCACATTTAAATGATAGAGATCCTGTGGCAATTCCAATTCTTTGTACAGTTCTTTCCAATCCGTTAGGAGTGGCAGAAACAAAGTCATGGTTATAATTACCACCAGTAATAACAGCACTAGAAGCAGCGCTAACGAATTGATATGGATAATCACCACCAGAGATGATAGATCCGACTGCACTACCTAGGTTAGGAACAAAAGCGTGAGTGTAATCCCAAGATGTACTTGGACCAACTTGTAGAGTAAGTAGAGTTCCTGCAGCACCTACAATAGGAACAGCAGTGTTGTAATATGGGTCGGAAGGTCTTGGATAGAAGTGAGTTGTTGTATATGCATTTTTGTTACACTTGAATCCAAGAGATTCATTCTTAATGCGAATACTCTGGCCAACTTGTAGACCATGGATGACAGTCAATGCACAAGTCATAATACCCGTGGTTGGGGTATAATGTGCAAAAGCAACATCAAAAGGAACAATTGTACTTGGTCCTACGTTTACTGAGAATGTAGTAGATCCAACACCCACAATTGATAGTGCAGACTCATATGCTGGGTCTGTTGTACGTGGATAGGTCTTATTTGAACCATATTGATCAAGACCACAACTAAATGTGAGGGAATTTGCAGCAATCTTAATACTTGTACCAGTTGGTAATTCATGAGGACCAACGGTCATGGTCATGATACCAGTAGAAGGAGTATAATCTGCTCCACTTACATCAAAGTATTTTGTGCTAGTAACACCAACATAAACATCAAATGTATTCGTTGTTGTAGCAGCAATTCCCAACCACTGACCATTTGCAGGATCATTTGCACGAGGATATGGATGGTTTGTGGCATGATTATCCATAGCACAAGTGAAAGTGATTCCACCTTGTGCAATTCTAACAGAATCACCAACCAAGAATCCGTGAGTAGGAAGGGTTAATGTTAATTTACCAGTATTTGGTGTGTATTCTGCATCAGTTACAGTATGTTGTGTGGGACCACTAAGACCATGACCAACAACTGTTAAAGTAAGATCTCCAGAATTTGGATTATAGTCAGCATGTGTAGGTGTAGTAGTACCACCACCAACTACGTTAATACAATCATCATCAGCTGGAGAAACAAAAGTATGATTATATCCACCACCAACAATTATTGCTTCTTCTGATGATTCGGTATATGTGTGTGCATAGTTACCTCCACTGAAAATCGATTCAGAGATCGATGTGACGAAGGCATGGGGGAAATCACCTCCATTACGTAATGCACCCTCTACAGACCGTACAAACGTATGATCATATGCACCTCCAGTGATTACTGCACCAGTTTCTGCGGTTACAAAGGTGTGTGGATACTGATCTCTTGCTCCAGCATACCCAACATCAACTGTAATTGTCGTAGCACCTACGGAAACAATAGGTACTGACGTGTCAAATGTAGAAGATCTTCTTCTTGGGTAATAATGGGTTCTAGCACCATTGTCTAATTGACATGTAAACCCTAATCCAGTCAATACTACTGTTCCAGCTTTTCCACCAACGGTATATCCATGAGGAGCAGCTGTAGTAACGGTCATTACACCCGTTGTATTATCATATGCAACGGTACTAATTCCTAAAGATGGAGAATAATCACAAGTAAATGCAATTCCACTCAATACAACACAATCATCCAAATCAAGATTGTGACTATTCTTTGTAGTAAAAGTAGCAATACCAGAGGTGTTGTCATAAACAACGTTGGTAATTTCAACACCAGGAGCACTTGCAAAAGTAACAGCAATTCCAGTCACTGTTACAAAATCGTCAGTTACTAAACCATGATTTTCATACTTAATGTAAGAACCCATTCCAACAGCCTGATGGGTATGGATTCCAGAACGAATACCAAGATCTACAGTGTAATCAATCGTACTTGGAGTTGACTTGACTGCAAAGAATTGATTTTTACCTTCTGGAGGTAAAGTAATATTTCCAGCTGGTGTACTAAATCCAATTCCAGTTAATTTTACAACATCATTAACCGACATTCCATGATTTGCTTGTGCTTGAATGGTTGCAATACCAGTAGAAGCAGTATAGTAAACATTAGCAATTCCAAGAGAATCACTAAGTTTTTTACCATGAATAGTTACAGTTGTAATACCATCTGAGGGAGTATTTTCAATCCATGCAACTTTCTTAGTTGTAAAGTAATCTTGACCACCAGAAACAATATTCAGTGCAGTAACAATACCAGCCTGAGTTCTTTCTACTACACCACCAGTAACATAATCATGATTAAAGGTACTAACACCAACAAAGACTCTGAAAGTATTCGTAGTGACACCTAGAATATCAAATCCAACTTCATTTACAGCTTCAAGAATATTTGTATCAACACCAGCACGAACAAGACCACCACTTACATAAGTTAGTGGCTGTGTACCAACACCAACATCAATGTTTACGTCATTTGGACCAGATACATCAACAATAGGATATGCATCTTCCCTGAAAGTATATGTACTAATACCATCAGAAACTTGTACTTGAGTAACTAGAAGATGTTTATTGGAATTTGTACCCGTTCCAATATAGTGACCACCAGTAACATTTACCGTTGCAATGCCAGTAATGTAATCATACCCAAAGGTATTGATATTTCTGTTAGGAGATAATGGACTGAATGTAAATCCAGCTCCAGTAATCCTTACTCTTTCATCCTTAGCAAATCCATGAGCACCGTTTGTCTGGAATGTAGCAATTCCAGTAAACATATTGTATTGTGCTGTAGTAATACCGATTGTAGTTCCTTCATTCGTTCCAAGAACAGCAACAACACTTGCACCATAACCAACAGAAGATCTCACAGTGATTTCTGGAGGAGTTCTATATCCTTGACCTCTTCCAGTTAGTTTTGCAATTTCTAAAGTACCAGTTGTTCCAATTCCAGCAACAGCAGATGCTTTTAATGGGGTATAATATCCAGCACCCGTTTCAAGACCAACTTTTACAATTCTACCAGCTCTAGGTACACCACTTAAAAAATTAATTTTATTACTGTCAGTTCCTACAATTTCAAAATCCAAACCAGGAGTTTGAACAATGTTGTTGATTAGAACAAATGGGTTGTTGTTAATATCAACACCCAAGTTTACGTTATTATAAAGTGCAGTAACAATTCCTAGGTTTTCAGATAACTCAAATTGAGTACCAGCAATTCCAGTAAACTCTAGAGAAATGTCATCAAGGACTAGGTTCTTATCTTTTGGTACATATGGGTCTAACTTTCTAGAGAACAATCTTCCAGAAAAAGTAGATCCAGTTAGAAGACCTACTGGACCTTGTTTACCATAGGGAGCATCAGTGAAGTAAATATCATCATCTACAATATTATAGTCCCCTGTAAATACAGAGTGTACTCCAACTGTAGCAGTGTGATCTGTTGCAATAGATCCAAAAGCACCTCTTTCCACCACCACATCTGCAGCAGTAGTAGTACTGAAGACGGGGTAATATCCAACACCAGGAACAAAAACTCTAACCGAGGCAATTGTTCCAATGCCTTGACTATTGTTTTTGATAATTGGATAAAAAACACCTTCTGTTGTAGGTGTTACAGTACCGTCGATCTCGATTTTTGGTGGGTCAGTCTTTGCGTAACCACTGCCTCCACTCAACACTTCAATTCTATGAACGCCGTAATTGGAAGTGAAGAATGGTCTTAGAAGAGCTCCTGATCCAGGTGTAGTCCTTGGCATTTATCTCCTCTTATCAACTAATGTTTAGTGTACTGCTACAGTAGATTCTCGTTTGACCAGTACCATCTCGGATAATACTAAAAGTAAGAATATCTTCTAATGCCGTAGATGGAGGTGGATTACCACCAACCCATTTAATACCGCCTGCGATTGATACTCCGTTCACCGTTGCAGCATCCCCATAAGTGGATGATGTTCCTGCATCATTGATGATCGTAACTGTAGTGGCCTTACTATTTAACTGTGTTACATTAGTGAAAGCCCAGGTAGTTACTGAAGTAGTAAGTCCACCTAAAACTACAGATCCTTGATTCACATCAACGGTAAGAGTTCCTCCAATTGCAGTCAATGGAGTATTCCAATTACCTTGAACTTGTTCTGTAATATCAGCAGCTAAATGAGTGGTATCATTGAAAGTACTAATACCACTAACTTGAACATCACCTCTTACATCCAATCTTGATGACGGAGCAGTTGAACCAAGTCCAACATAAGCACCAGAAGTAACAACAAAAGTTTCACTATCTACAATATCTTCTTGAGAAGATACTCTCAATCCATGTGCATTACCTTTTGTAATTGCCCAAAGTGCAGGTTTTTCATGTGAGAAACTTGCAACTTGCAACTGAGATGTAGGGAGAGAGGTTCCGATGCCCACCATACCATCGGACCTAATCCTCATCATAGTAGTTGCATATCCAATCTCAAGAGGACCATCAGTAATGGCCCCTGGTTGTTGAATAGTAATTTTTCCAATATCAGCATAACTGGAAGTAACAACTCCAGTAGTATTGATATTGATATCATCGGAAACTTTAGAAGCTTCTTCAGCATAAGTTGAGGTACTAGCAATACCCGCATTAGTAGAGTACCCAGCAGTTGAAGCAAAAGATACAAAACTAACCAAATTATTACCATCTCCAAAGATATTGTAAATATCTTCAAAGTTGGCATTAATTTTCAAAGTTCCTGCTAGCAGGGTATCACCCGTGCCGTCATTCGGAGCAGTACCAGTATTAATCCCTTGTCTAGCCATTACATGAAAGGTGGTTTTCTGTTATTTATAGTTTAATATGGAGGGTTGTCATCGTGAGTTGGGAATGTATCGTCAACCGTAGTTACATCGGAATTCATTCTCTTCACGTCATAATAGAAATTATTATCAACTGTAGTTTCTGCGATTGCAAATCTAGATTGGACAAATGTAGTGTCACCAATAGATTTGACCTTCACCATCTCATCATCAATCTTGATGATGTCATTCTTAGCAATTGAACCAATACCAGAGGTAATAGAAATACTCTGGTCACTTGGACCCAAGTTAGATCCAATACCAATACTCAGTTTTTTATTTTTAATTGGTGTCTGAATGATATTATCAATCATAATCAGAGCATTCAAATTGGGATTGGAATATCTTAGAACGTGATTGCCTGTTCCAAATCCCGTAAAGTTAAGTGGAAGTCCTGTAGGAATACCACAAAGTTTAAAGTTAAAGTCATCTACCTTATTTACATAAACCAAATCTGGCATTGTTGTGCCACCCAATTGAATTGGTGTTAGGAAAATATCATCAGTAGGTGTAGCTCCTCCAATATATGTACCTGCAATGGAAATAACATCAGTATGTGCATAACCACTTCCACCCTGAACAACTTCAACGTCAACAACATCTAAGTTGGAATCTCTAGTGATATTGAAAATAGCACCAGTTCCAGCATTATTATTTGTTGATGGAACATTAGTATACGTTGACTGAATACCTGTGCGTGTACCAGTAACTCTAGTAACAGGGAATGATAAGTCATTAGCAGGAGACGCGCCTCCCAACCAAGTACCACCAATACTTACAGTATCTCCAACAAAGTATCCATTACCACCCTTGGTTAAAACTACATTAGTAGAAAGGGTAGATCCTTGACCATCATATGTAAATTTAACTTGGAATCTAGCACCAGTACCCCTAGTGGAGATGCCTGGGATACCACCCTCAGCCATTCCAAAACCAAACACCTTAAAGGTGACGATTGGGAATCCAGATGTCAATGAAGTACCAGTAACTCCACCCTCAGGAATTTCAACGTTATATCCATTCTCAAACATTGCACTGCCACCAACACCAGAGGTGACTGCGGTCATAATGATATCTTTTGTACCAACAATTTGATCTGTAGTACCAATACCAATACCATCTCCTCCTTGTTTGTCATAGATCAACTCTTGACCAGTTTGGAAGTTATGATTAGGTAGATTAATAATATTATTAGTTAGATCAACTACATTTGGATTAGAAGAAGCAAAGGACACTCTAAAGATAGGACTTCCTTTAGACTTCAACTTAAATTGAGTCGAACCTACAAGAGTACCAGTTCTATCATGAGCACCATTGAATCCTGTAGAAATATCATCAATATTCAGAACTTTGTTTGTCTTATTAAGAATGTAACTCTTAATAGGTCTACCTTCTGGGAAGAATATTCTCTGAACGGTTCCATCAGTCAATGCATCATCTTCAGTAACCATAGCAAAGTTTTCTCTGGTTCCCATGTAGATTTCATTGTCAACATTGA